GAAAGCCCCGGCCATTCGGTCAGGGCATGATTTCCGCCGTCGCGGATTTGGAATTAAAGGGATTCCGATGTAAAAGTACTACTTATTTCTCAACTTGGATACTCTCCATCCACTTATTATTAGAACTATAATACCTATATAAATTTTATCTTTATGTAAATCCCACCATGACAGTTCAATAACCTTTTCCTTTTGCTTCAGCACTGCATCTACTTTATAATTCAAAGAATCCAGACTATTAGAAAACTGCTGTAAAGTGATAGATAATGTTTCATCAACTTCCGTCCGTTCCTGGTCCTGCTTGGATGCAGTAGTAGTACTTTCTTTAATCGGATGTTGTTTTCCTGTTGAATCCGGAGCAGACAAGTAAACTGTTTTATTCTCAATCTTCAGATCACTCAACTTGTCAGTAGTAACCTTCGTTTGCTTACTTACATCTACTCGCAGTGATTCAATCATGCTTTGAATACGACTCAATTCACCGGAATAGTCTATCTGCTTTTGAGTTTCCATATTCCGGGAAGTCTTGCAGGAAGCAAACCATATTCCCGCCATCATGAACATGGTTATATAGATTAGAGCCTTCATAAGCCTAGATATTTAACAATACCCTCAATATGAATCCGAGCAATATCCTCTTTGCCCTCCCGAGACAAAAGGTACTCAACATCCTCTTTATTGTCCTGAAAGAAGTTTTCGACCAATACTGCCGGACAATTCGTATCGCGACAGATAGCAAGATTCTGCTGCCAGTATGGTTGTCCAGGCATAGGTTTACGGACCGATACTGGAATACTCTCTGCAACCTCTGCCAGACAACTAGCCAACTTCTTGCTATTACTTGATGCGTTGTTAGATACAAACACACTCCATCCCTTTGCGTTCATCCAATTTGCACCGGAACCGGCAGCATTACAATGAATAGAAACTAGGATAGCCTTCTTTCCTGTCTCTTTGTAGATTGCATTAGCCCGTTGGCAACGCTCAAACAAAGGAACATCCGTATCTTCTTTCACGATCCGTTCTGCATCAATACCTTTCTTGCGCAATTCAGATACTACTCTATCAGCAATTTCCCTTGAATACGCCCACTCTCTTAATCTCCCATCTGGCGAACGTTTACCAGGTGTATTTTCACCGTGACCATTATCAATCAATATTTTCATATCTTTCCTCTTTATCTAGTTCGTTTTCGATTCTATCAATAATTCCTTGTACATGTGTAGGCGTAGCCCGCTTAAATTCAAAACGTATTACATGGTAAATTATACGAAACCCTTTGTTTCTAGGATAAGCAATAATCAGATTCTTAAATGCGTTCTGAAGATATACATAAGAAAATACATACGTAATAGTCTTAATAACTAACAATGAATTCTCACCATCTCCTATCAAGCTCATAAAGGAGAAGACTACTTCAATGATTATAAGATAGAGGAGAAGTTCGACCAAGGCATTTTTAAACTTATCCCACTTAAAGTTTTTACAACGTATAATTGAAACACCATCAGCCCTCATTCCGCACCAAATATTAAATCCAAACATTACAACTAATGCTATAAGAAAACCTTTAGTCGGCGTTAAATAAGCAAGAAGAGAACTGAACATCGAAACGAAAATAATTCGTATCTGGTCTACATTAAATAACTCATATAACCATCTCATAATATTAATCATAAAGTTACTACCAATATTGAAAACACAGTAATCAGCCCAGGAAGCAAAACAGTAGCTAATGCGTCAAGCCAATCAAAGATGAACCCGCACTTTTTCTGAATGTACTCAACCACTATTGCGGCAATGGCGGTTGTCGTTAAAGAAACAATAGCAGATTTACAGAAATCAATGCCTAATAGAAGGAAACAGAAAACAAGCATTACAACAAAGACGAACATCCCGGCTTTGACGTGTGCCGGTCGGTTAGATTGCAAAAGCCAATCATACAATACTTTTATACCCATACTCATAGCGTTTAATTATTAATAAAATATTCTGTATGGAACAAATGTATTGAGTATAATAACGAGTTTTACAAAAATGGAAAATCTTGGAAATCAATTCTATGATAAATATCTATAAAACAAGACATTATAATTTTCACTTTTTCCATAAATAAAAAAGGGATGCTTGATAAGCACCCCTAAACAACCAACAGATTGAACTATTAATCCGTAAACATATACACGGAAAGATCAACCTTTTCTATTTCGTCTGAAATTGTATCTCCATACATTGTTAGACACACACGATAACGGTCAATACTTCTTTGAATCTGTTGCAAGGTAGGTTTCTCGGGATATTCCGAACTGGCAAAAGTTACCAGTTCTTCACCATTCTCACTGGTACCAACCACCCGGAAGTGATGACGTACAATCCAAGTTCCGTCCGGCTGTTGCTCGATAGGCTTAGCAATCCCACGCGGTAAGATATTTTTTTGATCCATGTTTTTTGATATGTTTAATTAGTTGTTTTCTATGGTTATATTTATTCTTCAATACAAACTTTTCAAAATGTCCTTCGATATAAACATATTCCCACCATTCAGGAAGTAACATCGCTGCAATTTTACGACGGATATTGTACGTTGCAAAGTGTTTCATCAGGCCATAATAAGAGTTCATTGTACTCACAAACTTCTCAACATACGCTTCTGCAAATCCATTTTCAGCTATTCTATTAAATTTCCTGACAGCGTTATATGTGTTACCAACCACCCTGTTAGATACATAAATTCTACCAGGCAAAATGAACGCCCCTACAAACAAGACTCCTTTTTTATAATGCTGAAGATACAGTTTGCGTGGATGCAACCGTAAAAGGAGTTGTTCTTTCAGGAAACCATCAAGAAGATGGACTTTGGACAATATTTCTTCCGGTGATTTCACTACGATACAAAAGTCATCAACAAAGCGTACATAATATATGAATCCCAGTATTTCCATCACGAAATAATCATATACAGACGCCAGAAAGTTGGCTATGAGTTGCGACGGCAGGTTCCCGATAGCCACTCCCCTGTCAGGGTCATTATGAAACAGACTTTTATTACTGGGAAGTTTGTCCCACATGGAGACGGGAGAGCGTCTGATACACTTATTTTGTGGACAATGAAAGATAGTAACGGCTAGAAGGTAAAGCAAACATTCAATATCATCGCCTTTATAATTGTCCCTTACGAATATGTTCAGCATTTCCCATACCAACGATTTCGAGATAGACATGAAGAAACTGAACAGGTCATCTTTGAAAATGTACGCATCGGCAGTATAATTCTCACTGACCTCGACTATCATGTTATTCAGATAGTGCACGGCAGACAGACATCCCTCACCTTTCCGGCAGTTCTTCGAGACGTTCCCTTGTTCCCGAAAACGTTCCTCTAAAATCGGCTCGATACGAAGAGCGATCCAGTGATGGACAACACGATCAATGAAAGCGGCGGCAAAGACTTCCCGATATACAGGGTAAGTCCGTATGAATACTTTTGAAAAGTCCGGTACATATTCACCGTAAATAATAGAATACCATAGCCGCACCAATGCAGACTGATAATCATTATAGAACTCAACACAATCCGTACTCGTTCTTTTCTGCCTGGCACAATCTTCGGATGCTTCGAAAATACTGCTAAGAAGTATGTCATAGATTATATTACCTGTTGCGGCGAGGGGACGAACCCGGTTCGCGTTCTGGCGGTTGTTCGTGTTGACGTTGCCGTTGTTGAAGTTCACGTTCCAACTGCTGGAAGCCGTTGCATCCGCTATCTTAGTCTTTCCCGGCTCATCACCGGGGGGATGCCCAATAAATAATTCTAATTGCTCACTCATAATCCCCTTGGCGATTATGACTCCGGCTTTGCGACTTGTTGCGATCCGTTAGCTTTTTGCCGTTGGAGATCTGCAACCGTTTTTTTGTACCAACCGGTACTTTGCTTACCGATGCTCTCTGCAAGCAGACAGATTTCGGCAGTTTGAGTCAGGCTGGTCAAATGTCGTTCTTCACACACTCTTAGCAGTAATTTCAATGCATCAAACTCACACAAAAACTTCATCAGATAATCTGCACGGTGCTCAAGGTTCATATCTGTATTTGCATAACGGATATATTCGCAACAATGGACGGCAAGCATCATCAACTCCGTACCAAATTCATACCGGAACGCCTTGGGGAATTGTTGCCGGGCATCAATGATAAGGTTCAGAAGCTTATACATCGAATTTGATATAGGAAGGTCTTGTGTAAGTGCCATGTTAATTTTTTGATATTTTAATGTATGTATTAGAGGGCGCAAAGTTAATAACTGTAAAGCAATTAACACAATTTTAGCACAAAAAAGTGAATCTGAAAAGCCCCTACCGGGGCTTTTATTTAGCTAACTCTCTAAGGGATAAAGAATTAAAGGGATAAAGTGTTTATTGCGGCGAGGGGACGAACCCGGTACGCGTTCTGGCGGCCGTTCGTGTTGACGTAGCCGATGGTGAAGTACACGTACCAACTGCTGGAAGCGTCATATTCGGTACTAGACCAATACCAGTCATTTGTAAATATATTTTGATTGCCAAACATAGAAGTTATGAGCTCATTGATTTCGGTTTTATACTTGGCCATAAGCATAAGTTCACCCAATGCGGGCAGGTTCCACACGGTTGTATCTTCAATTCCGTCAGATTCAAGCGTACAGGCTTTATAGGCTCTGGCAACTTCGGCGGCAGGGGCGCCGACAGTTCCCTGGGTGTCCTTGACGCCTGCAAGGGTTTCTATTATAACATCGGTATTTTCCTTGCCGTCGAAGGTATCATAGAGTCCTTGGTTACCACTGCCGTAGTTTTTCAGGCCGCGTAGGTCAGTTCCGTAGCCACCCCATTTGAACGTTTTATTGCCGCCTGCGTCAACGCAGTCGCTTTTGGCGATAATGAACTGGTGGCATTCGGCGCGAAGTCGGATGCCGATACGGATATACTTGGAGCGATTATTCGCGCTCATGGAGTTCCATTCGGAAGCCGTGAAAAAGACTTGTTCACCGTCTTCAATCCGGAGCGTAGCCAAAGAAAGGTCAAGAAGCGTACCTGACCATTGCATATATTTGGCGATGTCGCTTGCGGGGGTGTTTTCATTCACGGTTGTAAAACCTATTGATTTTAAGGCTTCTATCTGGTCTTGTTTATTCAAGCGCAGAAGCATGGCGTTGGCGATATTTTTATCCATTTTATTGTATAATATTAAGTTAATACTATTCGGAAGCAACAGCTCTCACATGAAGAAGGGCTGAATTTTTGTTTTGATTCGTAATACGCCCGGTATTCAGTTCGAACGCCCAGGCGGAGTTAGTATCCCAAATTGTTGATGACCAGTAGTATTTATCAGTCATCAGCATACTGTCACTACTCCAAAAGGTACGCATCATCTCATTGATTTTATCGCGATAGCGGTACATCAGAAGCATTTGGCCGGATGAAGGAAGGAACCAGTTAGATTCATCCTCGATACCGTCACTTTCCAAAGTGTAGGCACGGTATGCACGGGCGGCTTCGGCAGCTGGCGCACCGATCACACCACTATTATTTTGGTCTTTCAGAGTTGCGATAATGAGGTCAGTATCTTCCTCACCCGTGAAGCAGCCATACATGGCGCCCAGTCCTTTTTGATTCAGGCCATCTATGGCTTTGCCCTGACCGCCCCAGTAGAAGGTGGTAGTCATGTCGGCATTATAGCACTCCTGGGCGGAAATTACGAAGGAGTGTCCATGTGCCCGGATACGAAGACCGCGTTTGATAAACAACTGTTTGTTGGTAACCGTGAGGGAATCCCATTCCTCACGGGTGAAATACCATTTGGAGTTATCCGAGATGCGGTTACAGGCAAGATTCAAATCAAGCAGGCCGGCAGCCCACTTGATACGTTGTCCAAATTCAGATGCGCGGGAATTCTCGGTGATATCCGAGAATCCAACGGCGTTCAGTGCTGCTACTTGTGCCTGTTTATTCAAGCGAAGCAGCGTTGCGCTTTGTTCATTCGTCATAGTTACTTGTTGATTAAATCATTA